CCTGACCTCATGAGTCCGGGCAGCATAGCAAATGCGGCACCGACTACCGTTCTGCCCCTGAGCCTGTGCAAGTCGTTTGTGCATGACCGCGCATATGAAGTAGATCAGAACGAATATAAGAACGGCGAATACCAGGGCGCGGCATTGGTAGCAACAAGCCGCAAGCGGTGGAAGCTATCGAAAAGGATTACGTCGACGGAATTGGGCATCCTAAAGACTTTCTATTTCAATCGCAAGGGCCCACAGGAACCGTTCTATTTCTACGATCCTTGGGCTTCAGGATTTGTGCATGATCCCACGGGAGTAATTACCACGGGCCGCTATACGGTACGTTTTAACAGTAATTGGAATCAGGTTTCCGCCATGGGACGCATGGAAACTGAACTATCTCTAATCGAACTCGCATAAAGAGACCATGGCTGAATATATCGGTTCCATTGAGATTCCCGAGGTAGTTTCCGCGGGTACGTTCCCTTGCGTGCCTGATTATGGCTATGGATACGCCCAAAATCCAAGCGTTGCTATCCACCAATTTGGATCAGCCAACGCCAAGATAGAACAGCGCTTTTACCAAGGCACAGGTTCAAAGCGTTTCGTTGTGCGTCGGTCGATGCTCACCGAACCGGAAAGAATTGCACTACGTGACTTCTGGGAGGGTTTGTCCGGTTCTTACGGCACGTTCACCTATAACTGCCCGAATGATAATGGAATTGGAACCACTGCGTACACCGTCCGCTTTGCAAATGAACCGTTATCGTGGGAGATGCTTGCAGATTACATTTCCTCGGTCGGCGTAACGCTGATTGAAGTTCCCGCCACTTCTCCAACGTATGCAGTAAATTCAACCTCGACGCGTTTTCCTTCGTCCGGCCTTCAGACCGCGCTACTTTCCCAGACGCAGGAAATCATTCCACTTGTAAAGATCCAACCGCGTGAATCCGGGTACGACGCTATCTATCTCAGTGACCGCCGCTGCACTGTCGCCAGTCAGTTGTACCAGCCGCGCCTTGTTGATTTCGATGGTATTTCGCAAGGCATCGGAGGGGAATCCGACGAAGCAAACTTCACCTTCGGAAATGCCGATCGTGTCATGCGCGAACTCGCCAACGATACAGACTTGACGCGGGCCTCAATTGAGTTTTCGCTGTACCACGTCGGATCGGGAATAAAGGTTGATCTCTGGAAAGGTGAGATTGTTTCCTGGGATCTGGATTCAGGACCAGACTTCCGCGTTCGTGCCGCCGATGGAATCTATGAACTGACGCTACCTTACCCCTGCCGACGGATCTCGCGCACATGCTGGAAGAAATACGACGATGGCAACGGTTGCCCCTACACCGCGCAAAGTACCGGACTTGACACGACTCATTTCCCAAGCGTATCGGCGGGCTCATGCGATAAAGGATACGACACAGCCAACGGGTGCCTGGGACACGGCATGAAGCGGTACTTCGGAGGGATACTTGCCAAACCGCAATCGGTAGGCATCGCGCAAGCCTTCTGGCGCGCGGCGCTTGGTGTGTTCATGGGGAACAAAGGAGCGTCCAGGTCTGGCGTGGCCGATTCGCTTTATGAGTCCATAATGGCGGAGATTTACTGCAACAATCCAAGCTATGTTGATACCGACGGCACGACAAAATACGGGATGCCAGTACCGTGCAAGATGGCGTCTGCGCGGGACGACGGAGATACATTTCAGGCGCTTGGAGTTGTCGGCGAAGGACCGCTAACATTCGGGACCGGACACACCCTTGACGGAATGACCGCTGCTACCGGCGGAGAGCGTAGCATCGCTGGAAATGATCCAGCCGGGACTAGCGACTATTTCTCCCTGGATATCACAGGCGACGCGACATACGGGAATTACCGCAAGGTTTACACTGGCGGGAAAACCTATGATGATAATTTCGCCGCGGGAACCGCCGCGCTGGTAGTCAGACGCGCAGATGATAAAGGTTTGCAGTTATCGACAGTCGAAGGCCATGCAATGCAAGCCATGGTCACGTATGGCCTACGCGGATGGGTATGGACCGCCGCCAATACGAGAACATGGGTCACGCTGACTAATCCCGTCTGGATTGCCATAAACATGCTGCTGAAGGCCAAGGGATTGCGGTATGCCGATGCTACGACAGCCGAGGGGTATTTCGATGTGACCGCAGCGATCGCCGCTGCTGCAATATGCTCAACGAGCGTTACAAAAATAATCGGAACAGGATCGGAAACGCAATTCACATATCAGGGCGTGATTGCAGAAGAAAAGCCCTTACGAGATTGGATTACGGACGTTCTGCAGAACTGTATCGGGTACTTCACAAACTCATTCGGCAAATTGAAAATTGGGATCCGCTCGAACTCGTCCGCCGTTGAAGCCTTTACCACGGGGAATATCCTTTTCAGATCATTGCAATTAAAGCCCAATTCTCCGACATTCAACTACCTGACCGGATACTTCAACGACCAGGAATATAAGTGTGTTCAAAACTCCGTAAATGTCATCGATGAGCCGCACTCGGAATTGATCGGTGGGGCAGCAGCTCCACTATTAATGAAGGCGCAATTAAGTCTTGCCGGAACGTCCACAAAATCGCAGACGGCCAGAATCATCACTACCCGCTTGCGCGAGGAACTTGGTGGAATAAACGCCGCTCAATGGCGTGATGCTCGAGAGATTGCATTTAGGACCACAGTCCTTGCTCTCAATGTTGAGCCTGGAATGGTTTGCTCGCTCACCCATGATGATATGCCGAGTGGCTCCGGAGAGTTCCGGGTACTTGGATGGAAGCTCAATAAAGATTACAGTATCGACATTCAAGGAAAAACCACCGTCGATGAAATGTACGACTTGACGGTCGGGCCGAAGCCCGCCGACGTTGTTGCCGATCCGGTGCCAGTGGAAACCGTAATCGCCGAAAGCCCATACGTCGGGTTGTACGCGGGGCTGAACGACGACGGAACGGTCAAGGACGGCAGGGTCACGCAGTCTTCTCTCGCAACCGGACTTCGAATCCCGGAAGTACTATCCGCTATGCCTGTGACTGGAAACGTTCAGGGCCGGATAGTATTTCTTACGGCGGATGACGGGATTTACCTTGCGAATCATATGTACCGGTTCAATGGCACCGCGTGGACAGAAGAAATAAACGCCACCGCTATTATCGGTTCCCTGGTCGCAGGGCAGATTGGCGCCGGAGAAATAAGAACCAATCATCTATTGGTTATCCCAGAATCCTTACAATCCGATCCCTATTTTGATGATCTTAACTGTTGGGCATATAACGATGGTGGCTGGCAGATTCAGTTAAATACTCCTACATCTGCTTGTGAGGCTTTAGGTGTTCGCCGATCTATGCTCCTTTATGATGGGGTTTTTACAGGCACGGGGGCTAATTATCTTCAGCGAAATCCCGTTCGTCCATTTTCGGGTGTTGGTCAGAAATTAAGGATGCGCGGAAGAGTATGGAACGCCAGCAATCAGAATTTCCACATTGAGGGTCAATTCCTAGATAAGGATTACGCATATATTAGCAGCATGGGAATTAGTGTTCCTCCTGGGGGCGTTCAATCAGTATCGGTACAGGGAACCGTGCCGAGTGGAACCTGTTATTTGCATTTCATTGTATTTAATGCGGGAGGTTCGTCGTTTACCGGATTTGTCTGTTTTTCGGAATACAAATGCGATATTGCCAACAGCGCCGATTTATTTGTTGACGGTTCTATTGATGGCAAGACCATCACAGGCGCTTTAATCCAAACAAACTCTGAGGCCGACCGCGGAGTAAAGTTAGTTCCTTCCGGATTGGCTGGATATAACAGTTCTGGTGTTAAGACCATCGACGTAAACGCCTCCACCGGCGCAGTCAACATCACCGGAGCGTTGACTGCGGGAGCCGGATCGTCTATCGGAGCGGGATATTTAACCGGAATCGTCGATCTCGCCAGATTAAATATTGCCGCCCAGGGTTGGACGATTAGCTGCACGTTTTCCAAATTGGATGCAGACACAGTTCAATGGGATTCTGGATATATTGTTACTGCGGATGGGACAAGGTATCCGTCAAGCCCTGCCGTAATTGCAGCCAGTAATACCGGAAACATGACAGGGAAACGTTACATCTTCTATGATTTAACTTATCCTAATGAATTGCGGGTAACAGATACCCCAACAACCGCGCTGGGGTCCGGTAAAATATTAGTGGCCGTTGCCCAGAATGGCGCAGTCGATCCAACATGGGAGGTTCTACAGGCGCAAGGCGGAAAGAGTTTTGATGGTGCCAGTGTTGCAGCCGGAACCATCGTCGGAACGTCCATTGCCGCTGATACGATCACGTCCGACAAGCTCTACGTCACAGACCTGGCGGCAATCAATGCCACGCTGGGGAGCGTAACTGGCGGCGTGATTACCGGCTCGACATTCCGTAGTACCGTTGATGGCGATGGCAATTACATGGAGTGGTCGGGCCAGACGTTCAAGGGAATGAACGGATCAAGCACGCTTTGGGAAGTGAATCCCAGAGATGGTTTCATGGCATTGGTCGATTTGGCGGATTCCTCTTTTGCTAAGGCAATCAACAGTACCAACGTGATGACCGATCATTATTGGGACGAACTGGCCGCCGCAAACACAACGGAAGATCGACTGGCGAAACAAGCAACAGTACTCACCGACTTCAAAGCAACGGCGTGGGATGTTACGAGCCTGTTTGCGACCCTACCGAGAGCCTATCTAATTTCTGTAAATGCGACTATTCCAGCAGCGGGAAAGTTTGTACCTTGCATTTCCCCTGTGACAATTACTGATGGAACTTATTGGGAAGATCCTGAAGATTTAGGTGTGTATTATTGGCGGTTTCAATTCACCAGATCGGTTAATCCATACACCATTATGGGCGCTCCGACAGGCGGTGGAAGTATCACCGTTGAACAATTAATGATCGTCTATCCTACGCGGTTGGATGGTCACAATTACATTTATCTGACTTCGGATGTTTCAGTGTCAGGAATAAGCGGAAATATTCGGATTTTATCGGCGATTCAATAGGAGAGTTATGGCAAATTGGCTAAAGGCGGTCAAGCTCGACGCGGAGCGCAATGAATCACCTATAGGGAGTTTCTACATAGGCGAGACCGAGCCAATCAAGATCGATGTGAATTCCCTGCACCTGACTTACCTCGTTTACGACAAGCGCAAGGGGATATTTCAAGTCGGCTTGGAATTTGGCGGATACGATGCCGATGGCGTATTTCACGAAGATCCGAAGTATGCCCGCTTCCCTCACCTGATTCCGTGGCGCAAGAATGGCAATACAAAAGTATGGGATGTTCTGGACCTGGACAACTTCTTTGAAACCCATGCGCCGGAGCTGGCCAACACCATTGCTGAATGGATGCACCAGGGCGACGCGGCAAAGGCGCTGGCTTCTGTCGCGGGGATTAAAGAAAAGGTCGTTTCCTATATCGCCTCAGAGGATGGATTGACAGTCCTGTCTCCGATCAAGGCGGATCCGGTGACCCATATTCCCATACCGTTCCCTGCCAGAGAGCCCGTTAGGGAAACACCTGCGGATCCAATCCTTGAAGGCGGCGCGGTAGAAGCGCCCCTGGAGCCATAACCGGCTTAGAACTGTAACGATTTAATCAGAAAACAACCAAGGTCCTTCGGGGCCTTTTTTATTGGAGAAAACGAAATGGCTCTTAACCTTTCAGTAGCAGTAAGAAATGCAAGACTTGATGCAATCGAAACGGCCATCGGCGCGAGTGCGGTACTCAAGATTCGCTCCGGTGCAAAGCCAACGAACATCACCGATGCAGATGCCGGCACCGTACTGGCGACGATCAACCTTCCGTCTGACTGGATGGCTGCGGCATCGTCCGGCGCGAAGGCATTGGCCGGAACGTGGCAGGATGCGAGCGCGGACAACGCCGGAACCGCCGCGCACTTCAGAATCTATGCTAATGACGGCACAACCCAGCATATTCAGGGGACAATCACAGCAACGGGCGGCGGCGGCGATATGACGCTGGATAATGCGGTACTTGCTGCCGGTCAGAGCATTACCATCACTTCCTTTACGCTTACGGATGGTAACGCTTAAATTCAACCCTGCACGGGGAGAGGCTAAAACTTCTCCCCGATAAAGGAACGCCGCCATGCCTACGGTTGTGCTTGATACGTCTGATGCAATGGAAACTAGCGACAGTACGCCTACGCTACTGTTCACCGGAACAGACGAAAACGGCGATGCTTTGCGCTATCAGATTCAGATAGACGATGAGCCGTTTGAAGGCTTGGACTTCCCGCTTGCAGGCGCGGAATTTCCATTGCTCGACGACTTCAATCGCGACAATCAAGATCCTCCGAACATCACCGGATGGACAAGTACCGGAACGGCAGTCGGGATCAGAAACAACGCGCTCGAAGGGCTGGCGGATGATGTTGGCTGGATAACGCTCAACACAGATTTTAATCAGGATCAAGCATTTACCTATGAAGTCCCGGTCCGTTGCACAACGAATTGGGGATGCGGGGCGTTCACACGTTGGGACCCAGCCACGGGCAACGGCTACTTTTTTCAACTTATCAGGCAAGCAGCAAGACCGGATGAGTTGCGAGTAAGGATTTTTGTTTTTACCGCATGGTCATTTGCAGCGGAACTCACATCGGCCCCATACGTTTACACCAGCTTTTCTGATGGCGACACGATGGGGATTCGGTCTGTCGGGAACAACCATCAGTTCTGGCATAAGCCTGTTGGTGGTAGTTGGACGAAAGCGGTGGAAGTCACAGATGCCAACAACACCTACAATCGCGGCGGTAGGCTTTCAATGATTATCGAGGGTTTATATCTCAGAGTTGACAACGTGCGCGGGAGAAACCTCTAATGGCCTCCGATATTTTTACAGGCACAGCGAACCCCATAGGAGGTAACTGGACAACCTGCGTTGGTAGTCAGGCCATGCGTAAGAATGGCGCGGCGGGTGGCGCGACCGCCGATCAAAACGCCGCATATTACAACGCCGTCTCCTTCGCAAACGATCAATATTCACAGGCTGTTATTCTTGGCTATGGCGGCGGGGCGTATGACGCACCTGGCCTTGTTCTGCGCCATAATGGGACCAACTTCTACTATGTCTGGCTGAACTACAACGGAACACGCGTATACATCTCGCATTACAACGGCGGCGGATGGACGAATATTGGCAGCTACGCCACGATCTCGGCCTTCACAGTGGGTCATACTCTCCGGGCTGAAATTGAAGGCAACACGATCACGGTTAAGGATAACACCACCTCAATCCGCACCCAGGATGTATCCTCCGTTGGAATTACATCGGGCAGTGCTGGAATATCTCAGTACGGAAACTCCGATTATCGCATTGACGATTGGGAAGGCGGCGACCTGGGGGCTGCGGGGATCACGGGCACGTTCTCTCAAACTCTGGATGCGCTCGTAAGCTCATCTGCAGGAGTAGCGCCGATCGTTGGAACGCTTTCGCAAACCTTTGATGCTCTTGCCTGTTCGGGCGGGAGCTCATCGGCAGTTGTGGGTGCTCTTTCAAAAACACTCGATGATCTAACGAGTGTTTCCGCTGGCGTAAGCACCATAATCGGTTCGCTTTCAAAAACGCTGGACAGCATCAGTGTTTCTTCAGTAATCAGCACAATCCTAATCGACGCCTTATCCGGCACAGATGCAGGATTCAGCGGAACGCCCGACAATACCGATCCGTTCACGAGCGGCCAGCAGGTTTCTTACACGGTGCAATCACCACTTGCCGTTGGATCATATTACTGGCGCGTTCGCGCGATCGACCCCGGCGGCTCAAACGTCTTCGGCGCATGGACGGCTGGAAGAATCTTTGAAATCATCAACGCCGCCACGGGACAGCTTGCCTCAACCCTTGGCGATGTAACTGCCGTCAGTGCTGGCGCCGTGTCAGTCTCAGGATCGGCAAGCGCGGTATTGGGCGATGTTGGCTTATCGTCAGCGGCACGGGCATCGGTATCCGGTCAACTCGGATCTACCCTCGGCGATGTTGTTTCGACTTCTGCTGGCAGCGTGGCCACCATGGGCGCGTTAAGTTCAACGCTGGATGATTGCGCTCTGTCTTCTGCAATCGCTCAAGGCGATGTTGCCCAGGGATCATTAGCGGTCACTCTTGGCGACGTGTCGGTATCGTCCGCAGGAGTGGTGCCCGTTCTCGGATCGGCTTCTGTTACCCTCGATGCCGCTACCAGCTCAAGCTCTGGCCTTCAGCCGATTGCCGGGGCATGCGCCGTCACGCTTGCCGATATCACCGCTGCAGCAGCCGTGAGAGTCTTAATCCAAGGCATATTCGCCGCTTCACTCAATGATTGCACTCTCGCAAGCTATGGATGCGAGGTTCTGCCAATGCCGCCAACGTCCCGCATGACATCCGCGCGCGCAGGAAATCGCATAACCCAATCCAAGGCCGAAAACAGAATCAGGTAAGGAGACGAGATGGATAATCACATTAAAGATCCCGATGCAGTGCTGGACTACGGCCATGATTGGAGCGATTTTCTTGCGGAGTGCAGCGACACAATCGCAACATCCACCTGGGACGTACCTGCCGGTATGACCGAAGACCGCCCGAGTTATGTCGTAGGAAATACTACCGTGGTGTGGCTCGCAGGCGGAACGCATGGCACGGATTATGTCGTAACAAATCACATGGTCACAACCGCCGGTCGTGAGCAGGACTACTCGATGAAAATCAAGGTCCGAAGCAGCGACCTTCGCTAATCACCAGGCTCCTTCGGGGGCCTTTTTTATTTATGGAGAGCCCGATGCTAACACCCGCAGAAATTTGGCCCATGATCGCAGGGAGCGCAGTTGTCGTCTACGGGGCAGGACATTTTCTTGGCAGTATCGTTACGAAGATGAGTAATGGAAAACACGTCACGAAGGAATTTTGCAGTAAGCAACATGAACTCACGAATCAAAGATTCCAGACCATAATGGACAGCCAAGACGAAATCCTGAGAACGCAGCATGAGATTAAGTCGTGGATTAATAAGGGTGGGATAGCATGAGCCCTTATTGGAAAGCATATCAACTCGCCCTGTTTGCCCTGGTGATCTGGCGCGAAGCCCGTGGTGAAGGTGCCAAGGCTATGCTGGCAGTCGGGTTTTCGATCATGAATCGCGTCAAGCGGCCGTCGTGGTGGGGCAATGACCTTATCAGCGTAATTTCCAAGAAGTGGCAATACTCAAGCATGGCAGCTCCCGGGGATCCGCAGCTCATCCTCTACCCAACACTTGGGGACTCGTCGTTTGACCAGGCACTTGAAACTGCCCAGATGGTGATTGATGGCAAGGCGCTGAATCCGGTACCCGGCGCTGATAGCTATTACGATGATTCGATCAAGCCTCCGAAATGGGCCACGAAAGACACGCTGGTTGCCAAACTCGGCAAGCTCAACTTCCACAATCTCGACAAGGATATTGAGATATGAAAACACCAACCTTAATCCTTCTCGCATCTTTGGCCGTGGCATTGGTGCCATGGTTCAACGCGCTTTCAACGTGGGGCGCGGCTCTCACAACAGTCAACGTCGGCGCATTCCTCGGGATTGTCGGGGGCGTTCTGTTGGCGTGGCTGGGCAAGAGCCCCATTCCACCAAAACCATAAGGGGAATTATGAAAAGATACGCGCCATTATTGCTGCTCCTGCTCCTGGCCGGTTGCGGCAAAAACACCATCGTCCGACACCCGGACGCTATCAACTCACTGGACAGCAGGACTTATGATGCGCTGACAGTGGCCCAATCCGTTCTGGATAACGCCAAAATAGCCATAGCACAGGGCAAGCTACCCGTAACGGCCAAGCCCATAGCCAACGCCGGAGGGAAGGCTTACAACGAACTGCGGGACATTTGGCTTGAATACAGGGCCAATCCCACGGCATCGCTGGAGCAGCGAGTCATCGCGGCCGCCCTGGAACTCAACCGCTTCATTTTGGAATTGCGGAACATGGGGGTGGCAAAATGACAGAGCTAATTATTCTCATCATCAGGACCGCGCTCGAAATCATCAGCGCCCAGGCGGGAGGGCAACCCGTACTGAGCAATGCTGATGCAATCCTGGACATCATCTCAAAGGCTAAAGCCGCCTACGAGAAGGAAACCGGGCAACCCATCGATGTGGAAAAGATCAAGCCCTACATCCCCATTGAATAAAATCTGCATAAAAACCGGAATAAAAGACAACGAAAGGAACAAGAAATGAGAGATATGCTCAGGCTTATACTCGTAGGCATTGCCCTGGCTGTACTCCTGCCGATCATCGGACAGGCGGCAACGATTAATCTTCAATGGGATGCGTCTGTATCTCAGGTCGATGGATATGCTGTTTACGACAAGAACTACCAAAAGCCCTACAACTATGCCGCGCCAATCTGGACCGGATCCGGGTTGACATGCTCCGTGACAGTACCTGATGACCGAATGTCGGCATTCGTGGCCCGTGCGTATAAGTATGGCCCCTATGACCTTCAGGGTAATCGGACTACGGAATGGAGCGGGAATAGCAACGAAGTCCAGTGGGCACCAACGGTGACGCCCCCGGAACCGCCGCGTAATTTTGCTATCAGGATTCTGACGGCATTATTAAGGCTGTTCGGTATCCGGCGCGGGTGATGTGCTGGCAGTCTCACAAACCAGGCAGGACCCGTAATGGATTCTGCCTGGAGTGCCATCGCAACCGCATGAACCGGATAAGGGCCGGGAGACCGAAAATCCTCCGGCCTCTTTACCTGCTGAACCAATCGGAATTCAAGAAACTCGCTCAGGGCAGGATGGAGATCGTCGCCCAGCTCGCCGGGATTCCCTACAATACCATTGCAAGCTGGCTGTATAAACGCGGGGAAAAGCGCAGAAGCGCGACTACCAGGGCAAAGGCCGAATGCCTGGCCACTGCGCTCAGGGTGCCGTTTGAGAGGTTGTGGGAGGCGAGCATACCATTCAACCCGCAGCCTTAACAATTTTTCAGTAGAGAGAAAAAGGCTTCGCGGGTGATGCCGGCTGTTCGTATAAGGTTGAGGATAATGTCGGGGCCGATCTCGCTGTAGCGCGGAATGATCAATGGTCTTGCTGATCCGGCACGTTCCATTTTGATATGGCTACCTTTTTGGCCTGCGCGCTTGTACCCTACTTGTTCAAAGACACATACGAGCGTTTGCCAGCTCAATGCTGTTAGGCGTGGCATGCTGAGTGTTTTGGCGCAAAGAATGGAATTGGAACCGGAAATTGGAACGCATCAACCGGCACCGGTTCCTGCTGGGAATCGCTTTTTAGGAGTTTAAACCCAAGCTCCTTGAGCGCTTTATCAATAGTGCCTCTTTCCAAGCAGCTGATAATAAAGAGTTCTGAGGCTTCAGCAATGTTTTCTTGGGCTTCTTTCAGGGTTTTCCCCTGGGTAGTGAGATCCAACGGAGGACAATAGGCGATAAACCATCCGCCCCGCTTTTTTATGTTTGCAAAAAGATTGACCTGGAATTGAATCGTCATGACTTGCGCCCTCCCGTAAGGCGCTTTTGAGTCTATCGGCAACCAAACCGCTTAGCAATAGAATTGTAACATCTGAAGTCGCCTGCAACAACCAGTGCCAGTT